TGCATCGTTGTTGTAATCTAACTCGTTGAAGTTCAAGTCAGTCATGAACGAACCTTGTAAAATCCATTTTTCAACCACAACACCTGTTGGGTCTAACATTTCTAATTCAATATCTTTTTTATACCCTGCAGCATAACCCATTCTTCCTGTTACTGATTCTGCGTGTAATCTAAACCATTCCATTAACGCTTGAGACGCTGATGGTCCAATTGGATCTTTAAATTTAACTCTTAGTTCATTCCATACAAATCTACCTGCAACGTAAGTTGAAGTATTTAAGAAAGGAATTTCTACTGAGTTGATTTTTGCACTCGGCCTTGCTGCCGATGTTACATACCATTCGTTGATACCCAATGATGATGGGAACCTAACGATAAATCGGTTAACTCTTTTCGGTTCGTAAGGAACCGGCATTTTCATTAATAAATCTGCCATGTCTGTATTTTTGTTATATTTGTTATTCTATTATTATAAATATATCTCTTCACGAAATATTTTTCTTTTTTATTTGAGAACTACTTGACATTGTCAATTAATTTCCGTATTTTTTTATTACCCAGTAATTACTAGTATGAAATATAGGATATAAAGTATATAATATATTAAATCTAGTATATATTAAACCAGTATATACTGGGGTCATCTCAATTTTTACTTTTGGATAGGGGAGAGTCGTTAGACCCTCCCTTTTCCTTTTTTATTCTATTAGATATTCTCAAATGATGCTCCTGTTGGAGTAATTAAGAATTCTACATCAATGAATTCAAGAGATCTAGTTGGTTTAACATAAATCTTACCTCTTAGTGTGTTCGCATCTATATCTTCTGGATCGTTAGACACAACTACTCTAAATTCGTATAAACCTCTTTCTTTCTTAATAGATTCTAATATTGGATTAACCAATCTTAAAAATTCATTTCTTACTTGTTCGTCATTTTGTTCAAATAATAATCTGACCGCAACTGCTGAAATTAATTTTCTCGCTCTTAATAATAATCTTCTTACGTTGATTCTATCAAGTGCTGACTCTCTAACTTGTAATGTTTTGTTACCCCAAATGATAGTACCCGTATCTGAGAACGTCGCAATTGGATTAATTCTTGCATTATATAGATCATCTCTATTATCTAACGTCAACTTCTTCTTCGCTTTGATTGCGTTTACTAAACCTCTTTGGTATCCCGCTACTGCGAACCAAGGATAAGAAACGTTATCTGTCAATGCGATATTCTTAACAACCTCACCTGTTGGTGGAATGTATAATTGAGTTGCATTGTCCCCATCTCTTACTTGTATCCAAGGCCAATATGTTGCCGTGTAGTTAGTATCTAAATCAACTTCATCCAATTGGTCAACTATTTCGTCAACATCTGAAGTATTAGGTGAGTTAGTGATGTATAATGAATCCGCTCTATCACCTTCTATCATATCAATTGCTTGATTAGTTAATGAACTATGGTTATAGAAATCGATACCTGGTGTTGCAAATATGTTGATATCAACCGCTTCAGGATTAGAGAATGTTTCAATTCCTGCTAAATATGCATAATAATCTGAATTTCCAACAGTATCACTAAATACACCACCGTTAGATGTGTGTCCACTTACGTAAGTGTTTTTACCAAAGATGTAACCATCTCCATTTGTTCTTGTTCCTCTGTAGATGTCCCAACCATCAAAACCACCACAAACTGCGAATGTGAATTTTCTATATGATTTAGTTTCTAATAAACCTTTATCGTTTCCTTCTAAATCATATGGTGTTGTTTTAAAACCTGATATACCAGATGCCTGACTTGAAAGGTGGAAACTATGTGAGGTTGAACTCGCGGCGTTTCCTTTATATTCAAATAAATCTTTATCGAAACCAATTTGAGATGATAAACCTAAAGTAACTTTTCTGATTTTATCTCCGTTAGTTTTTTGTTCTGTACCTTGTGAGTTATAAGAAATAACGTCACCCGCCACATTATATTTTGTTTTGAATAATACGTTACCAACTTTAGATGTACCTAAGAAATCTGATGTAAATCCTTTAAATCCTGCAGGAAATGCATCTACAGGTGCGTCTTCAGCCATGTTCAACATTATATACTTCGAACGTAACTCGTACTCACCGTCTGAAGTACCTATCTTTTTAGCAATGTAACCAGGTAGGTCAGGGTTCATTGTACATCTTGAGAATTTTTCAAGTACTGAAACATTATTATCAGTATCATTAAAGTCTCTAATTATCACGTCAAACTCACCTGAATCAAGGTCAATGTTTTGAACTTGTATTTTTAATTGTGTGTTTGCTGCATCTCCATCTGAAATACTAATTACACTAAATAAGTCAGAAACAATACCACCTCTCACTTCAGATACGACTGTTGGTGAAGCTGGTGTCTCCCACTGATTTAAGTAATCATTACCTACGTTATGAGAAATGTGTTCAACATCTAAACCTCTAACAAGTCCTTGTCCATAAAGTGCCGATAATAATTTTGGGTACTCTTCAAAAACATAAAGAGGTACTTCATTTTTCTTCTTATCGAAATTAGTGTTACCTAATACTTTAGAAACATACTTGGTAGATGATGTGTTCAACGTACATGTAAATGACTTAGCACCACTCGTAGAACCTGTAACACTAAGTGTAAATTCTGATAGTGGGTCAGTCCCTAAAGTAGATGATGTAACATCTACGTCAGTTGATAAACCTAATTCAAGGTTTAATGTTTGTCCTTGGTATGATCCTCTTGATCTCAATGATAATACCACTATATTGTCGTAGTCAGAATTTACTTCCGCCCCATATTTAAATTGAGTTATTTTAAACCCGTCTGCCGTTGAGTCAAATACGAAAAGGTATGAATATACCCCGTCGACATCCCCAAGACCATCTATTGAGAAGTACGTATTGTACCAATTGTTATTATTATTTTCACCTATTGGTCCTGCTACCTGTTTTGATGAATCTAAAGATACTGTCTCTGATCCATCGACCAAACCAATAGTAAACCACGATCCATCAACCGCTGGATTAAGACTATTAACATAATCAGGTACAGTACTACCATCATTCGCTACCTTTCCTGAAAGATCTCCTATGAATGTACTTGTGGAGATATCTGTTGAAGTTCCTGAAAGTGAATCTACTATATTTGTAGTTCCACCTGTATAGTTTACTGATACTCCCCCTAATGTTTTAATTGCGTATGTTATTTTTGGTACGTAACCCGTCAAACCTAAAACCCTTGTTACGAATAATTGGTTAGATTCTTGAAGGTATGATTTCGCGACATAACCCATTTCGTATTTTGGGTTACCGTCCGAAAATTTGTTTGGTGAAGTAGGTCCGAAATATGTTTTGAATTCGTCAAAATTTCTTATTAGAATTGGTTCAAATGCAGGTCCTTTTAGTGCCTCACCTGATAACCCTAATGTGGTCACACCCACACTTTGTGCTACGAACGTTAAATCCTTTTCTGAGGTATATACACCTGGAGAAACGAATACTCTGTTTGAATTTGCCATCGATTAACTTTAATTATAAATTTTTATTGTTTACTATAAATATCTTAGTTTTTAGTAAAGAGTACTCAAGTTTTTTATTTTAGGATATTTAAAGATATTTTTTTATCTATATTTATCTTTATGAGCGATAAAACCCCCAAAAACATTAAAATAAGTCAAAAACACCACGATATCTTAAAAAAGTATTGTGATGATAATGGTTTTAAAATTTATAAAGTTGTGGAAAAGTGGATAGAAACCAATTGTGTGGACCGAAAAAGAGGTTTATACGGTGAATAGGTTTCTGCCAATTAAAATTGTAAACCTTGTTCTACGCACCTTGATTTCTGCCAATTAAAATTTGAAAAAATATCCCAGTAGTTTTTTTATAAAACCCAAAAAACCCAGTGGGTTATTAGAATAGATAAGTAATACCTATTCTCGAACCAATTCGAGGAGTTCCATTTAGTGTTACTTCAGTACCACCCGTAATATCGAAATCACTACCTTCTTCTAATAATAGACCGTTTAAATCTAAACTAATAACACTATCTATATTGTTTACTGTAGTAAATGAAAGACCACCTCCTGAGTAGTCAAAATATTCTGTAGAAACCTGTCTTACGTTTCCTTCACCATCAACAAAAACACTCGACCTACCTTTATAATAGGTAATGGTTACTTTAGCCCCTTCTCTTGGTGGTTCTACAAAACTTATTTTAGATGTTAAGGAAATATGGTTAAATTCGACACCTCTTTCTTGTAATAAACCGTTAATTGTTACATTAAATAGAATACCTATTGTTTCACCCACACTAAAAATTGTTTGTGCCCCATCAGCGGTAAAGTTAGCAACGGTAATTTCTAAATTTTTAGTCAGATACTTCTTTTCAAAATTATTACTCTTAATAAATTCGTTCATTAAAAATAACCTACTAACTGCGGGTTTCACTTCAAATTCCTCATCGTCTATAATAAAACCTAATAAAGTGAACTTATAATTTTGAACGTAGAATTTTCTTGACTCCAAATCCACGGGTGTGTTATCTTCAATACTATCTAAAACTATTGGGACATAATGTCCTTTAACAGTGGTATATGCTTGTCTTGAAGTAAACTTTTGTAGTATTACTTGATTAAATTTATTTAAATCTCTGAATCTTGTACAAACAATGGTAATTTCATAACTTATATCAATAGGTACGGGTTGTGGTATTTTATAAATGTCCGCACCGACCTGAGTTCCATTCCAAGTTGGTACTGTAGCATAATGAAATTGTTGTCTATCAGGTATGGTTCTTTGTAAACTTGGGTTAGTCCCTAACTGAACGTCGGGTTTTCTTATTACACTAATAAAAGGTAACGATGGGTTACCATCTAAATTAGCAAAGTCCCACGTGTTAGTAAACTCACCCCAACGTTGTGTAGTTAATATTTTAGGTATAATTGGTATTTGTGAACCATTAGAAACAACAATAAAGTTCTTCTTTACAAAGTCTAACATACCCAAATCTAAATCGTCGTGTAGTACCGAGTCAGGAAGAAACGAATCACCTTCAGTGATTTTATCTAATAATTCCTGTCGTCTACCCATTAATTCGTTTCCTTGGTAAACTTTTATGTTATTTTTTCTTTTAGGTATTGCCATTATATTCCTCTAAATTCCGACTCTTCTGCCGGTACACAAGTTATTGTTCTGTAATGTGGTTTAAAACCAAACATATTATGTTTATTGTCTGAAGTAACTTTACCGTCATTTGCGACCGTATAATATCTAATCTTATCTTCAGTCTCAGGATACGCAATAAAATCACCGTATTTTATATCAACCCCTAAATCTCGTAAATGACTTATATAAACAGATACGGTCATATTACCAGGTTCTATGTAACGAACTAAACCAGGTTTATAAGAATTATTTTTAGGTGGTTCTATTTTAACTAACGCGTTAAACTCAATAGGTGGAAAGAACTTGATTTGATCTTTCCCCACCTCAGCATATACAGCATCGGTATCTGTACTCTCAGTATCAACACGATAGAGTACCAATTTCATATTTAAATCCCCATGAAGATATTCTTGACCTATTTGAACGTTAAAGTCAAAGTCTTCTTCAGAGAAGAATTTACTCATTCTTTTAATTGGTAATTTTTTACTCATATAGATAAATAGTTTAAAAACTGATTTGAATTCCTTATATTTAGTTTATAGATGGGAAACTTATTACCCGAAATACAAGCGAGGGAGATTGTAACAGGATATACAGGTTATAATAACCATATATTGGACTTAAAACATAAATTCGAAAGATCGAAAAATTATAGTTTAACTCGTCCACAATCTGATTATGTCATAAAATATCATGAGGTAGTACCAAAGGTTGCCCGAAAGTATCTTGGGATTGCAAGATCTTTTGGGACTAAACTACAAGAAGATCGATTACTCATGTCTCCCGTTGAACAAGTGTGGGTGGAAAAACTACTATGTGAAAGTGACAAGGCATATAATATATGGGGTAACTTAACTAAAGAGATGAAACCCGTTTCTATGTGGATACCTAAAGCGTCGGTTATCCAAGAGGAGAAGACTTTAGATCGTGAAGTAGATTATAGTCCGTATTCTCATAGACCTCCAATGGAACATCAAAAAATAGCAATAGAGAAGTTATTAGCAAACAATAAGTTTATTCTTGCTGATGATATGGGACTAGGAAAGACTACAAGTACCGTTATTGCATCTTTGGAGAGTGACATTAAAAAAGTATTAATAGTTTGTCCAGCGTCCCTTAAAATCAATTGGAAGAGGGAAATAGAACTTTATTCGGATGAAAACGTATTAATTGTTGAAGGTAAGAAGTGGGGATCCACTTTTAAATATTACATTATAAATTACGATATACTTAAAAACTTTCATACTACAGAAAATACTGAGGATAGTGACGCATATAAAATAATTTTAAATGAGGGGTTTGATCTTGCAATAGTGGATGAGGCACACTACATTTCGAACAGTCAAGCACAGAGAACAAAACTGTTAAATGACATACTTGCAAAAATACCTAAGGTTTGGTTACTTACAGGGACACCTATGACCTCAAGACCGATTAACTATTTTAATTTACTAAAAATTGTAAACTCACCCTTGACACTAAATTGGAAGAGTTATGTTTTAAGATACTGTAAAGGTTATCAATTTAGGGTAGGTGGTAGACAAATATGGAACACAAGTGGGGCAAGTAACTTAGATGAGTTAAGGGAACAAACCAAGGCGGTGGTACTAAGAAGAATGAAGACCGACATATTAGACTTACCTGAAAAAATAATCTCACCGATATGGTTAGAATTAAAAAATTCTTTTTACGATGATGAACTTACAGAGTTCTTGAGAATAAGTAAGGAGAATAGGAAAAAAGAAAGTCTAACCGTTACACTTAACAGATTAATGAAATTAAGACAATTAATTGCAATTGAAAAGGTTGACCATACATGTGAACTAATTGATAAAGTATTAGAACAAGGTAGGAAGGTAATTGTGTTTACCAACTTTACTATGTCTTTAGATATGATTTATGAGAAGTACGGAAAGAAGGCGGTGGTATTAGATGGTAGGATGTCTAAAGATAGAAGACAACAGTCCGTGGATAGATTTCAAAATGAAGATAAAGTTAAGGTCTTTATTGGTAACATTAAAGCGGCGGGAGTTGGGATTACTCTAACCGCGGCAGACACTGTTATTTTTAATGACTTATCGTTTGTTCCTGCAGATCATTCACAAGCAGAGGATAGAGCATATAGATACGGACAAAAGAATAGTGTACTTGTTTATTACCCTGTTTTTGAAAATACTATCGAAATGACAATATATAATATTTTACAGAAAAAGAAAGAAATTATAGACCAAGTAATGGGGGATGGAGAATATTCGGAAAGTTTTGGTAGTGAGTTAGTTAAAAATATTAAAACGTAGAACACACAATTAGACTTTTATTAAACGAATAAATGTTACCACCAGTAGTCTTTGTTGAAACCTCTATACCTTCAGATTCATTTTTAAACACAATATATTTCTTATCGTGAGTAAATGCATAGTAATCTATATCTGAGTATTTTGAATGGTCCATTGTGAGGGTTAATATAATCTTATCGTTATTCTCCTCAATAAAACTAACCTCTTTACATTGTACAGTTTTCACACCATCATCAAATACAACCTCAGCATCAATCCCTATAAAGTCTTTTACATTCCCCCCATTTCCTGTGGAGGATATATAACTAATACAGTCGGGCCATATGAGTTTAAATTTATCGGCAATTAATTTTTCTGAACGTTCAGAAACTTCCTTTAAATTAAGTCGTATATTTTCAATGTGGTCTTTTATCTCACCATCGAAAAGAAAATCTTCTTTGTAAAGTTCCAAATAATAACAAAACTCTTTTAATGTCTCTACAACAGTTTCTTCAATATAACCACCTTCACCGTTTATTTGGTATGGTAACTTAATCCCATATTTTTCTTTTAAAACAGACTCTATATATTCTTGATATGAATATCCCGTATTGATATAGTTTATTCCACTTCTATAGGTATATTCTTTTGTTGACTCATCAAAATTATAATAACCACCCCCAACACTACCCATCAAGTTTCTCCACCTTGACTTATCACCTGAGTGAGTTTCTCTAACTATTCTATTAATTTCTTTAGTGAAAGGTTTGTTAAACTTAGAGGTTTGATGAATGTACCTCCATATACTAAGTGTTTTACGATGTTTAAGTCTTATTTTATCTAAATTCAAAATTGGTCTTCTGTTTTTCTCAAATATAAACTATTTATATTAATAAATCAAGTATGGCAAGCACTATTATCACACCGGCAAATCGAGACAAGTTATATTCTCAGGTTCTTAACCTTTTGGGAGCACCTATTAGGTCAATAGAATTGACTGAAGAACAGATGGATACTTTCTTAGAACTGTCTTTGGATGAATATGAACAGTACGTAAGTGATTGGTTAATTGAATCTCAGTGGTCATCTTTAGCTGGGTTAAATGTTGATACGCAATCTTTGACGAGAGCGTTTACTACGAGATCATTAGACTATGAAACACAATACTCACATGCATATTCAAAAATTGTTGGTTTACAGGCGGGTGGTGATTCTGAATTACTGAAAGACAAAATAGAACTTGTTAGAGATCAACAAGTATATGAGATTCCGGCAGGTCGTGAAATAAATGAATTGTTATGGTTTACACGTGCCGAACTAACCGATTCTATTGTGGATCCATTTTTAGGTGGATTTGGTGGTCTTGGTGGTGTAGGTTCAGGTGGTGTAGGTGGTTTCGCACAAATGGGAACGTCAGGTTCTTATTTTATGTTACCCGCTTATGATTTATTATCACGTATGCAAGATAGGAACATTAAAAACCGTTTAATTGGTGGTGAAATGACTTATCGTATTACTGCGGGTCCTGAAGGAAAAAAATATGTTCACTTAGCTAACGTACCTGGTGGTAGATTTGATTTTGGTTCTATACAACAACACAACTATTATGTTTGGTATTGGTATTACGACACAACAGATAGAGATGATTGTTTAGATAAAAATAAAGATGTGGTAAAATTACCATCTGACATTGCAACTGAAGAGTTAGTATGGGAAGAACTTAATAGACCCGCACAAACGTGGGTTAGAAAATTCCTTATTGCATACTCTAAAGAAGGTTTAGGTAGAATATACTCTAAATTCTCGGGAGACTTACAAGTACCCGATAGTCAAGTTAAATTAGACTACCAATCGTTACTAACCGAAGGT